GGTATAAAATTTTATTCAAATCATTCTGGCACTAATGCCGCTCAAACGTATGTCGCTTTAATTTTTGGTCAGCCCATAATTTCTAAAGATAAGACATTGTTAACTGGGCGTTGATATGGAATTAGATGGAAAACTATTAATCACTCTTGGCGGTATGTTGGTGAGTATTGTTTCAGCCGCGGCAATTGTGAAGCAAAAACTATCGTCAGTAATTGAACAACTAGAAAAAGTCAGCCGAGATTATGAAGATAGGTTGCGGGATTTAGATAAAAGAACTGACCGCCAAGAAAACTTAATTGATCTTAATGCACAGAAAACTCACGTACTTTCGGGCATTATGTCACCAGAGAGATTAGAAAAAAATAACCGCGAATTAGAACGAATATTATTAATGGCTAAAAACAATGAAACTCGCATACAACATTTGGAGAAAATTCACAACAACCGACATTTCTATGTACCAAAGCCTGTGTACGATGATTAAAAAAATAGTTGCGAGAGATCGATATTTATGTCGTTCATTTTGGCGACATACGATTCATTATAGAGGTCACAATGCTGTACGAAAACATTGATGACATTCCCAGGAACTGGGATGCGTGGCCTATCAAATATTTTACACCACCGGAGATAGCGTGCCGCGGCACTGGAGAATTATTTGTTAACCTGGATGCATTAACTAAGCTCGATCAATTGAGATCCATGCTAGGTAAAAGTGTCAGGATTAATTCCGCATACCGATCCCATTATCATAATTGCAGAATTGGAGGCGCACCATTCTCAGCTCACTCAATGCGCGGCGGAGCATCTGCATTTGATATAGCACTCGGTAAACACGATAAGAATGTCTTAATAGAATTGGCAAACCATGTCGGGTTCACAGGTTTTGGAGTCAATTACAATAGTTTTTTACACGTTGATTGTGGACGAAGAAGGAGTTGGTAGATGTTTGAAATGTTAACCACTGTATTAACTGGCGGGGCCACGGGTATCCTGGGCACTGTCATTGGAAAAGGTTTTTCTTTTATTGATAACTGGCAAAAAGAAAAGGCTAATGACAAGGAGCACACTCGCACAATTGAGTTGTACAAAGTCCAGGCTGAACTCAAACTTGAAGAAAAAGAAAAGGAGATGGAAGCTCAAATGCAAGTTGCGGAGATTGGATTGCGATCTGCCAGCTATGGGCACGATCAGTCAGTTGGCAAGTCATCCAAGTGGGCAGTGAATGTCCTCCGCATGGTGCGGCCAGCTATAACCGGGGGTCTTATAATTCTGGTTGGAGTTATATATTTTGCAACTGATGACCTGGCACAGCAAGAGACAATCATTCAATCAGTTATATACATGGCAAGTTCTGCTACCCTTTGGTGGTTTGGTGACCGAGCTTTGAGAAGTAAAAGCTAATGGTAGGTAAAACAGGCAATCAGGGCATTAGCCTAGAGAACGCTACTGAATTTATTAATTTAGTAGAGGCCAAACTTAAACAAGGGTATTTACCAAAAGGACAAGGCGGGGGCATGGGTGCAATTGGAGCTGCCGCAAAAGAGTTAGGAGTTCCGGTTAGTTCCCAGGGTGGTAAGTATAATTCATCAATTAAAAAATTAGGGCGTGACGTTGATTGGTCATTATATATTAAAGAGGGTGAAATTAAACCTAACGTGGATGTGGATTTACCTGAGTTTCCCGATGACGATATTGAAGCAACAGAAATACTTGATCATTTAGAAAAACGATTCGCAAAAAAATTAGAGCATAAAAAAAGTAAGAATTGGTTTAAAGTTAAATTGAAAACTGACGAGCCTATTGGTCTGGCTGTTGTAGGCGATCCGCACCTGGGCACGCACTGCAACATCCCTTTATTAAAACGTGACGTTAAAATTATGTCTGAGACTAATGGCATCATGGCGTTAAACTTAGGCGATACGGCTGACAACTGGGGCCGGATGATTCATTTATATTCTGAGGATGATATGTCCCGCCCAACTGAGAGAAAACTAGCCCGGTGGTTTTTAAAAGATGCGGGTATCCCGTGGATCATTTGGCTAATGGGCAACCACGATATGATGCACACAGAGTTCTCCACTTATTTGAAGTCAATTAATGTACACCAAATTGTTATGAATGATTGGCGTGCTAAATTTAAATTATGCTTCCCGTCTATGGAACTTAAAATTGACGCGGCCCACAATCACAAAGGCACATCTATTTATAATCCATTGCATGGTCAAAAGAGATCCGCACTCTGGGATGAGGATGCAGACATCTATATAGCTGGTCATCATCATACCTGGGCAATGACTGCCGAGGAGCTGGACGGCGGCAGAGTCATACACATGGCCCGAGCCCGAGGATATAAATGGATTGATGACTACGCAGTGGTTAATGGATTTTCCTGTGACGAATACGGCGCGACAATTTTATATGTAATAGATCCAGGTGCGACTAATCCAGTGTCACGGGTGAAGGGTTTTGTAGATATAGAGGACGGCGCAGAGTATCTCACTTATCTGCGCCGCCGTAAAAATTAATCTATAACAATAAGTGACCTTGGAGTCGCGGGGAGCTTTTCCATATGGCCCCGGTGTATCAGGCTATTAATAATTCTATCTATTTCGCTGGTACTTTTTTTACCTGAGATTGACATTAACTCTCTTATAGTCGGAGAGTATCCATGCTGTTCAATAAATTCTCGAGTAGCATCTTTTATAAACAACATATTTGGGGTGAGACCCATTTGTCTTTTACTTTCCATTTTTCTCAGCTCCTAACTTTTTGTTCAGATCGATTCGTTTTTTGAATAATTTTTCCTTCCAAGATTTCTGGAGCCTATCCAATGTCTCCAAATTATTTTTCTCCAATTCTTTGAGATTAGACATTCGATCCCTGGGGGCAAAGTTCTCATCGATTGCCATCCAATCTAGCTGTTTATCGTACTCAACCGAGAAATCTTTGGCATTATCGTAGTGAAACTTGATGTCATTAGGCAATAATAGTCGATATGCCTCTGGACGCTCTGTATCTGCGACTACAGGCGTTTCTGCATTTTCCGATACATCGGGTTCAGATGGTGCCTCTATCGCGTTCTGAGGAGGCTCTGAGGGCTCTGGTTTTTCCTCATCTGGGAAAAGTTTGTCCAAAGTGTAATCCACTGGTTTAACATTTGGAATATCGGACACCTCAGTCTCATCGAGCCACCCCAATCCACAAATTGATAATGTAACCCGGCGTTTTGCTTTTGTTGTAGCCTTGGCAATTGCATTTGCTTTTGCTTCGCCGCGCAACCCAGCAATTTGAACTGCGCCCACGTCTTCATCAGATCGCCCGTGCTTATCCTGGGCTCCCATTGTGACAATATAAAGACCATCGACTTCTTCCCGACTAGTTACCCGGCACGATACGCCGTGAATTTTTCGGAGTTGATCGGTGGCGTCTTTTTTTGCATACAAAGTTTCTTTGCCAGACAAACGAATGTAGTCAAATGGCTTGGTTAATGGATTGAGGCCAACTGAGTCGCAGACCTTGTTATAATATTGGACACGCTCCTGGTCATTTAAATCTTTGAGGTCTCCATTGATCAGAACATTCTGTAATACAGTGGCCGGATCTTTATCTACAAGTTTATTCATTATCAATTCCTTTATGCTGGCTTAAAAATTTGTAACACAATGTCACATATGATTTACGATAGAGGTGTGCGTGCGTAACAACATGAACTGCCTCGGACCAATGAACTTTACTGGGCATTTTTAATCTCCACTTTAAAACGGCGGGATGTATGAGCGTCTTTTGCGGGAGTAACTTTTGTTTTCTCCGGCTGAGCTTTGAACTCCACAGTCTTATGACTAATTTTTACACCATCTGGTAATAGAGCTGATTCGTGGCCGCCCAATATCACCTTCATAATTTTTGACGAATGTTCCATCATTTCTTTGCTGGCATCGATGGCACGTTTTGCCGCCAACCAATTATGGGCAGCGTCCGCCAGCTCAGTGCGTGCATCATTCTTGATTTCCTCAGTTGGCCCCACAATTAGGTCTACGGGCTCTGGGCGTCTATTGCCGTCAATCATTGCAGATGCCTCACTGCTAGTGACGGGCGGGTAATCTGTGTCATTTTTCATATGATCCCAGAACACATTGACCGAATCGCGAATCGCTTTGATGGTAGGCTCATGTCGATTGATTACAACAATGCACCAATCAAATGTATCCCGAGTGAGATAGGCTAAAATACCAGATTGTGCGTCTGTGCAGTCTATTTGCGCCTGGATCTGCAATACGTAGGATAAACTTACTGGATCTTTTGGCATGGTCCGAGTGTATTTAAAGTCAATTGGAATGAGGCCGTTGATTGTGTGATCCTGTCCCTGGTAGTCAGTGATCATAAAATTATTGCAATCAATCTGACCATCGAGGCTGGCAACTAAATTACAATGTTTATTTTTAAATCCCTCACGCGGCAGAATTACTTTAACGCCGTGATCATCCTCAAACCACTCGCGAGTCGCCGCTTCAAATCGGTTGCCGCCCTCCATAATTCGGGTAGACGGGAATATATGCACACCATCCTGAGCGGCCCGGTGCCTTTTCAGCATATCATTGGGGCTATTTCCAAATGGCATTAAATATTTACCATTTACTTGCGTAATTGCGCCTGTGTCTGACGCCCCACATTCGCGGCCTGTTACAGAAAATTTCATCGTTGCTTCTCCTTACTTAGTTAAAGAAGACGCAACGTTTAAAAACCTGAGACTAGTCTC